GGAGTGCATTTGCTTGATTGTTTATTTCATCTATATTAGAATTAATATAACTGCTTAATTGTCCATCATCTAATTTTACTAAAACATTTGGCATCATACCATTGGTGGGACTAGCTCCACCAAATATGGCTTTTCTAGCTACAGCAGAACGGCCTCTTTGACTTCTCATTCCATTTCTTTGTGGCATAATATATTATAATAGCAGATAATAATATATTATTACTTAAATATTTTAATCAGGAAGGATGCTTAGCGAAACATTAAAGTTTTCTTTCCAACACCTCCAGATTTTAAAGGGTTAACAGAAAGAATCTTATTGGTTTTCATGTAATATCCTTGTGTACCAGGGGTGTTGAAAGGAGCAACACCAGGATTTCTGTAGTAAGGTGCTTTGTATTGCCATTGATCACCTTGTCCTCCCTTAATTAATTGATGTCTGTAAACTGCGACATTGTTTCTTCCAACACGGGGAGCTAATCCTCCCATGATTCCGAAAATAGATGTTTGATTAGAAATAGAAGGGGTACTTCTAGCTCTTTTACTACCTTGCATATATCCGACGGGCATTATATAATCACTAAATATTTTTTTTTACTTTTTATATATTTTGTAAATGTACCTAAACACTAAATATTGTATATAATTTATAAATGTCCGAATTTAAAATAAGCCACGATGATGATATTATTAAATCTGATGAAGGATTAATTTTTAATCCATATAATTCAAATAATATTGAGATTACATTGAATCAAGTTCAATCTATTCTTACAAGATACGGAATACCTGGTAAAGTACATAATTTAAGTTTATATAAACGGGCCTTTATTCATAAGTCATATACAAAGAGACCTCATCTACATAATTTACAAGAAAATATTACCATAACTGAACAACCCGTTGATTGTTTACCATTGCATACTAAATCTAATGAACGATTAGAATTTTTAGGTGATGGTGTACTTGAATGTATTACTAAATATTATCTTTATAGAAGATTTCCTAAAGAAAACGAAGGATTTATGACAGAAAAAAAAATAGCATTAGTGAAAAATGAAGCTATTGGAAAACTAGCTCTTGAAATGGGTTTACATAAATTCTATATTATTTCAAAACACGCTGAAGAAAAAAAAATACGCACAAATTTAAAAAAATTAGGATGTTTGTTTGAATCTTTCTTAGGAGCATTATTTTTAGATTTTAATAAAATAGAAATTACAGACGATGATGGTTGGTTTAAAAACACATTTGTAACAGGTCCAGGGTTTCAAATGGCACAAATATTTATAGAAAGTATATTTGAAAAACACGTAGACTGGATGAAATTAATTCAAGATGATGATAATTATAAAAACATTCTTCAGGTAAAGATTCAAAAAGAATTTAAAGATACACCTCATTATCTGGAAATTAGACATGATGATGAAAGTGGATATGAGATGGGTGTTTATTTGTGTTTAGGACAAAAGATACACGAAGTAAATAAAATAGATGCAATGGACTTTAAATCAATTGGTTCTTTTGAAAATATTAATAAAATATTAGAACAACAAAGTAAAATTTTTGTATATCTTGGAAGAGGATTACATAAAATTAAACGAAAAGCAGAACAAATGGCTTGTGAAGAAACTTTAAAAATGTTTGATTAATTAGTAAATATTTCTTTTTTTATGTGTTTAATTAATATAGATGTCATCTAGTATTTTAGAAAAATTAAAAGTGAAACCGATTCCAAAAAAAATAGAAAAAATAAAAGTAAAAATAGATAATCCTCAGAAAGAAGAAGCTGTTGTGATAAAAACAACAATAATTGATAAAACAAAAGAAAAAATAATTAATAGAGAAGATTTTATTAAAAAACTTAAAACTGCTGTATTAACTAAAGTTCCCGAAGAGAAAGCACCTGAACCAATTGTAGCAAAAAAAAAATCAAAAAAAATAGGCAAAAAATTAAAATTGGTTGAAAGTAAAGAAGAATTAGCTGATTCTGTAAAAATACGAAAAACAAAAAAACCAGATATTAAAATTATTGCAGATGATATTGATCTACAACTATTAATCGGTGATAGCAAAATTATTGACAGGCTACCACCTAAAGAAAAAAAAATATTATTAAGAGCTAATGCATACTATATGAATAATAGAGAATCTTTTATAAATTTTATTAATGCTTTATATAAGCCATTTAAAGAAGAATTTCAAAAAGCATCTTCAAATTTATCGTGTGATAGACCAGAAGATTCTCAATTTACTTTACTAACTCATCAAAAAGTAGTTAGAGATTATTTAAATATTCATTCTCCATATAGAGGATTACTGTTATATCACGGATTAGGTAGTGGTAAAACATGTAGTTCTATAGCAATAGCGGAAGGGTTAAAAACAGATAAACAGATTATAGTTATGACACCAGCATCATTAAGAATGAATTATTTACAAGAATTAAAATCTTGTGGTGATTTACTTTATAAGGTTAATCAGTATTGGGAATTTATTCCAGTAAATAAAGATTCGGATAAAGGATTAACTGATACTCTTTCATCAGTTTTAAATTTATCAAATGAATATATAAAAAAACATGGAGGAGCTTGGTTAGTTAATGTTAAGAAAAAATCTAATTTTAATGAATTAACTACTCCACAAAAAAAAAGTTTAGATCTACAAATAAATGAGATGATAACTCATAGATATAGATTTATTAATTACAATGGTTTAAGAAAGAGTCATTTGAGAGATTTAACACAAAACGGTAATATAAATCCATTTGACAATAAAGTGATCATTGTTGATGAAGCTCATAATTTTGTAAGTAGAATTGTAAATAAGATGAAAGATCCTGATTCTTTATCAATGAAATTATATGATTATTTAATGGCTGCTGAAAATTGTAGAATAGTTTTTCTTTCAGGAACACCTATTATTAATTATCCCAACGAAGTAGGAATTCTTTTCAATATTTTAAGAGGATTTATAAAAACATGGAATATTCCTTTAAATATACGTACTGCAAGAAAAATTAATAGAGATGAAATGATTAATATCTTTAGTGAACTCCAAATTCTTGACTATATGGATTATAAACCTGCATCTAAAATACTAACAATAACAAAAAATCCATTTGGATTTATCAATATTAATAAAGATGGTGTTTATAAAGGTGTATCTAATTTTAAAGTTGGAAAACGAGGAGAAATAAGTGACGCGGATTTTATTAAATTAGTTACAGCTATTTTAAATAAAAACGATATTGACGTAATATCATCTAGTATTAGAGTAGAAAATTTTAAAGCATTACCAGACACATTAGATTCTTTTAAAAATTATTTTATTAATCCTACAAATAACGAATTAATGAACGAAAACTTATTTAAACGGAGAGTATTAGGATTAACATCTCATTTTAGAAGTGCCACAGAAACTCTTATGCCAAAATTTAATAAAGATATTGATTTAAAAGTTTTAAAAATTCCTATGAGTGATTATCAATTTGGTATATATGAACAAGCAAGAATAGAAGAGAGAAAATTAGAAACTGCAAATAAAAAAAAATCAAGAAAGGGTGATGTATTTAACGATTCCGTTTCAACATATCGTATATTTTCAAGAGCATTTTGTAATTTTGTGTTTCCTCCTGAAAATCCGAGACCTATGCCCCAAGATGATAAAAATATGAAAGCTAATCTTGATGAAGAAATTAATGAAGATATTTTGGATGCTATTCCTATTAGAGAGAAAATCCAAAATATTGATGGCTTATATGGAGCCGACGATATAGATATATTAGAAACAGTAGAGGGAGAACAACAAGATGACTCTTATCCATCTAGAATAAAAAAGGCTCTTGATTTTTTAGAAGAAAATAAATCTAGATATCTTAGTAAAACTGGATTATTAACATATAGTCCAAAATTTTTAAATATGCTTGAAAATATTCAAGAACCTGAATTTAAAGGATTACATTTAATTTATAGTCAATTTAGAACACTTGAAGGTGTTGGGATTTTAAAATTAATATTAGAAGCAAATGGATTTGTTCAGTTTAAAATTAAGAAAAATGAATCAGGATTATGGCAATTAGATATTTCTGATAAAGGTAAACCTACTTTTGCGTTATATACGGGTACTGAAGAAGATGAAGAAAAGGAAATTATTAGAAACATTTATAATAGTGATTGGGAAAAAGTTCCTTCAACATTAGTTAGTGAATTATCACCTATATCTACTAATAATTTTTATGGAGAGATTATTAAAGTTCTTATGATTACTGCATCAGGAGCAGAAGGAATATCCTTAAAAAATACTAGATATGTTCATATTACTGAACCATATTGGCATCCTGTTAGAACAGAACAAGTTATTGGAAGAGCAAGACGTATTTGTAGTCATCAATCTTTACCTGAGGCATTAAGAACTGTAGAAGTATTTTTATATTTAATGACATTTACAGAATCACAATTGGAAAATGAAGCTTCAGTTCAATTAAAAATTACTGATGTTAGTAAGCTTGATAAAAGTTTACCTATTACTAGTGATGAAGCTTTATATGAAATATCATCCATAAAAGAAAAAATTAATAGAGAAATATTAAAATCTATTACAGAATCATCTATGGACTGTTCTTTATTCAATAAACCCGGAACTAAAGACGCAATTAAATGTTTTACATTTGGTAAGACAAATCCAAACACATTTTCTTTTAAACCATCTATTTCAAATGAAGAATCTGATAATATAGGAGATTTAAATAAAGAAAAAATCACTTGGAAAGCAGAAGAAATAAAAATACCTATTGATGGTGAGAAAAAAACATTTGCATTAAATAGATCTACTATGGAGGTATTCGATTTAGAATCATTTAAACAAGCTCAAGAATTCGGTAGTGAACCTGTTAAAGTAGGTGATTTAATAAAAAAAGCAGATGGTAAAGTTAAATTTGTAAAAATTTAAATAAATAATATTATATTTATTATATTATTTATTTATTATACTATCTCTAAAATAATCTAACATTTTTCTTATTGTTAATATATCAGGTGTTATTCTTCTTTCACGAGTTTCAATATTAACTTCTCTTTTTCTTCTATTTTTCTTAGGAGTATCATCATCTAAACTTATTGTTTCAATACTGTCGTAACTAGATAAACTTAATGATCGTTCTTTTTTATAATTATCTATAAAATCCTTACTGTTTTTACGGGGCATATATATATATATATATTTACATATTATGTTCAAGTATTTTTTCTAACGAATTTTCAATATCTTTAAATAATAATAACATTTCTTTCTTTTTATTTAATAAAAAATTATATTCCTTTTTTAAATCTATTTCTTCTTTTACTTCAGTTTTAATTGTCTTTTTTTTTAATCTATCAAAAATATTATTATTTGATTGATCTTTAAATGTTACTTTTTTTTCTTCTACTACTTCAGTTTTTTCCTCTTTTGATTCATTTTTGACTTCTTTTATTTCATTTTTTTCTGTATTATTATTGTTATTTACCCATTGTTTCGCTTGTTCAGAGACTTGAGGAATATCTAATTCTCTTTCACGTGAAGCCATTCTTTCAGCTATTAACCTATCCATCTCCTGACCGATAGGTTTATCTTCAGAATTATTTTTTTTGTCATTAAAATCGATTTCTTCAGGTTTTATTGGATTCATTAAAGCATCCATATTTGCTTTTTGATCATTATATTCATTATTTATTTTTAATTTTCTATCCTCTTGAATATCTTGAGATTTATATATTACTTGAATCTTCTTTTCTTCTGTAGTATTTTCTTTGTTAATCATTTTCATTGCCATTTCTATTGCTAATTTGTTTTTTTCTAATAATTCACTACTAGCATACTGATTGTCAACATGTTTTAATATGTCTTCAAATTTTTGTTGTATAAATGGAAATTTATTATTAGATAATCCATTAAAATAACCACTATCTTGTAATAATCCCCATATTAAACCTTTATTTGTTTGTTCCAGAAAACTCATATATTTAAAATAAGTTTTTTATTTTAAATATTTATTTTATTGTATATTAAAATATTTTTTTCGTAATATAAATACTTCTTTATCATTTATTTTATTTTCAAGAAAATGAGTAGCTGATTTATCTTTAAGCATTTCAATTATAAAATATAAACAGTACATACCACATTCTGATTCTGTCTCTTGATGTTCAATATTATTTACATAATATTTAAAATCTATTCCTAATTGTTTTCCTTGAGATGTAACTTCATTTACAAATTTTTTTACTTCTGATGGTGGTTTATTACCATTACTATCAAAATATATTATAAATTTTTGTTTTATATTAATAAACATTGATATCCAATGTTCTCCTGATTTATAATGAGGATGTGTATTAAAAATTATACCAATTTTGTTTTTATTTTTTTTTATTTCTTGACTTAAATTAAACTTGCATAATTCCTCCCAAACACATTCCCCATATAACTTATGTCTATCATAGTCTATAGGAGAAGGACCTAAAAATACAAAACATTTATAAAACTTTTCGTATTGTTTCATAACTGATTCTATATCTAAACTACTTAACCATTCATCTGGATTTTTCTTCCATTCCTTAGGTGCTTTTGGTGCGAATGTATAATTTAATAATTCTGAATCCAAATTTCCTTCCATAAATTTACTACGTAACCAACATGATTCTTTATCACAACTATTTGACATTTTCTTTTTTAAACTATTCCAAATTAATTTTGGATCATTTGATTTTATTTTATCTCTATGATGTCTAATATTCCATAATTTTTTCATTTTAAATAATGCATTATCACTGTAACATGTAAATCCTTTTTTATTAGGATTAGGACTACAATTCACTTTTGCTAATCCATCTTTTTTTTTTTGAGATTTATTATGTTTTTTCGAATGTTTACTACTTGATCTCTTATGTTTTCTTCTTGTCTTCATATTTATTATTGATATTTTTCTTTTTTGGTAAACCTTTTGTTTTTAACTCCTGACTTTTTAAATTAAAATTTTTTTTTTCTGGTAATATTATATTTGTTTTTTTTTCTTTTTTATTTATAAAATTATCCATCGTTATTTGTTTTGTCTCTGGTTTGTTTACTATTAAATAATCGCAATTATTATATCCTACTTCATCTAATCCATCTAGAGGAGTAGGTTCATTTTCAGAATCACTATAATTTTCTTGCATTAAATCACTCTTATCTATGAATTTTAAATAATTACAACAAGATTTAATATAACCGTTAAAATTGTTTTTTAATTGAGAATCATCTACTTCATTCCTAAATAGTTTTTTCGTTAAATCTAATATTCTTTTTTTATAAAATTTTTTTTCTTTATTAAAATTTTTGTCATTAAATATATCGTGTTTTTTTATTAATCCTTGATATTGCGATTTATTCATAAAAAACTCTAATGTTAAATTATCCATTTCATTCATAGAGATATCCATTTACATATTTATATGAATTTAATTTAAATATTTTAATCTATTTTTTTTCTGGTAAGCATACTGGTCCATCTAATACAGATTGACGAACTGAATTATTAAAAATATTTTCACTGCTATTTAATTTATCTGGATTATGTGGTGAAAATTCAGGTGTATTAAATAATAATGGATGTGATTGTTTTATTGGTTTATAATCTACAGTGGTTTTGAATAAATCACTATCACTAGAAGGAACAAAATTAGATTGTTCACATCTTTGAAGTGCAAAAAATTGGTTTCTTAATTGTGATTCAGTATTTACATTATTAGCAAATCCATTCCAAGGAGCCTGTGCACTTCCAGGATTAAATACACTTTCAGTCGAATATGTTTTATAATTATTTAAAGGTATATTTGGTTTTTTATATTGATCTAAAACTTGCATATATCCATACTTGGTCGAGGTTGGCCGTATACTATATTGTGGTTGTAAAGATGAGGATGGAACATTTCTATCTGACATTCTAGAATTTATTTCATCAACTCTATTATGATTGCATAAATATAATCCGTTTACTACTCCATACATTTTGTTCATTAATATATAAATGGAATATTATATTTTACAAAATACCTAAAGACTTATAAAATATTATATAATGTGTGGAATATTTGCTTCATTAATAAATAATTATAGTTTTTTTAATATGGAAAATATATCTAATAATTTCATGAAAGGTCAGACTCGTGGTCCTGAAAATTCTAAATTAGTAAATATTAATGATAATCTTATATTTGGATTTCATAGATTAGCTATAAATGGTATTGATGAAATTTCAAATCAGCCGATTGTCAGCAATGGTATTTATTTAATTTGTAATGGAGAAATATATAATTATAAAGATATTTTTCAGAAATTAAATTATCAACCAAAAACAAATTCAGATTGCGAAGCTATTATTCCTCTATATGAAAAGTATGGTATTGAATATACTTTACAAAATCTAGATGGTGTCTTTTCTTTTTTATTATTTGATTCTAATAAAAAAATAGGATTTGTCGCAAGAGATCCATTTGGAGTTAGACCATTATATTTTGGTTTAACTAACAAAAATATATTTTTTTCTTCATTATTAAAACAAATATCTCAATTAAGTAATGAATGTTTTAATTTCACTGCGGGAACATATATGAAATATTATATTGATGATAATAAATATACAATATCATCTTCTATATATTTTACAAATTTTAATTTTAATAGATCTATTAATACTTCTATTGAATATTGTTATCAACATATTTATCATTCTCTTTATGAAGCTGTGAAAAAAAGGGTTATTACTATGGATACAAATTTAGCATGTTTATTATCAGGAGGTCTAGATAGTAGTTTAATTACTGCATTCGTTTCTAAATTTGTTCCAAAAGGTCAGTTACAAACATATAGTATAGGAATGCAAGGTGGGTCAGATCTTCAATATGCACAAATGGTATCTAATCATATTAATAGTAATCATACAGAGATTTTATTATCTGAACACGATTTTTTTAATGCTATAGAAGATGTTATTTATAATATAGAAAGTTATGATACTACAACTGTTAGAGCTAGTGTTGGAAATTATTTAGTAGCTAAATATATTTCTGAAAATAGCGATGCAAAAGTAATATTTAATGGTGATGGATCTGATGAATTAACTGGTGGATATATGTATTTTCACAATTGTCCAAATGATATTGAATTTGACTATGAGTGTAAGCGTTTATTAAAAGATATACAATTTTTCGATGTTTTACGTAGCGATAGATGTATATCTTGTCATGGATTAGAAGCTAGAACACCTTTTTTAGATAGAAACTTTGTTCATAGTTATTTATCATTACCAATTAATTATCGTAATTTTAATAATATAAATGATAATAAAATTGAAAAATGGCTATTAAGAAAATCAATAGAAGTTATGGAACCTAATTTATTACCTACAGATGTACTATGGAGACAAAAAGAAGCTTTTAGTGATGGTGTAAGTAGTGTTAAAAAATCATGGTACGAAATAATTCAAGCAAAATTAGATGAAAAATATTCAGAGGAAGATTTTAATAAATTAAAAATTAAATATAAATATAATACTCCTCAAACGAAAGAACAATTATATTATAGAGAAATTTTTGCAAAACATTATCCTGGAAATGAAAATGTAATTCCTTACTTCTGGATGCCCAAATATAGTAATGCTCTTGATTCTAGTGCACGTTCATTAGATATTTATAAAAAAAAAATGAATTTAGACAATAATATAGAAGAATAATATAGAAGAATAATATAGACGTTTATGGATTATATGAAATTTAATCCAACATATCATATTAAGAATATAAGAAATATACAATCATTACGTTTACAATTAAGATATAATAATTTTTTAAATGTAATAAATAATTCAATAAAAGAGATAAATTCAAAAAAAAAGAATAAATAATTATTATATAAATGAAAAATATTCATGAAAATATATTTTATGGAGCATTATATTTATCATATATTTTGTACTTTGTAACATATTTTCAAATTGCTCAATATAACCCCAAATATAATGAATTATTAGAAATATTTATGAAATTTTACGTTATACTATTTTTATTAATACGATTTAATCCTTTTGTTAAATCTACTTTCACTGAATTTGATAGAACTGTTGTATTTTCGTCAGCAATTTTTTTATTAGCAACTACTACATTTTCAGAATTAGCAGAAAAATTTGATTTAACAGAATTAGTTAAACTTAGTAAATTAGCCAAATAATTATCTCTTTTTAATACTTTTATTTTTCTTTTTATTAATTTTTCTTTTTAAAGTCTCATTATTATTTTCATAAAAAAATTGTTTTATATGATGGAATAGTTTCTTTCCTACAATTTCATCTATTTCTTGTTCTTTTTTATCTTTTTTCATATAATTAAATCGCATTTTTGTATATATTGAGTTTAACTGTGAAATAAATTCTTCATTATTCTTTATATTATTAGCTAATTCTGAATCTAAAAATCTCAATAGAAAATTTGAGAAACTTAATTCATAATGATATGGTTTCACATTAATATAATAAACTTTATCATTTTCCATTTTTTCATGAAACAAATCATCAATAAAACATATTTCTACATCTAAAGGTAATTTAGTACATCTAAAAAAATCATCAATGGTTTTATCGTGTGATGTTCTACCTAATTCTACTCTTTGTCCTCTAACTTTAAAAGCAGCAATTATTTGATCAAATAATTTAAATTTTAATTTATTATCAAAGTATGCTTTAAGATTTTCTACCCATAATTGTGGACCTTGATTATTTGTATATATCATTACTTTATAACACTCGTTATTTTTTTTTTTTTGCTTTAAAAATTGTAGTGTTGGAAATAAATTAGGTCTAATAAATTCAGGACATAAATCTAATATTTTATTAAAATTTTTATTTCCATAATTTACATCATTAAAATATTCATCTAAACAATCACAAAATACACCTAATTGAGTAAAATATCCTAATGTTTCATCTACATCAAATACTACAATCTTATTTTTCATTAATATACATTACTATTTTATTAAAAATCTAAACAATAATTATAAGTTATATGGATTTAACAAATAAAGATTATAAAAAAATAATTGAATTTTATCATTTAGGTAAACAAGATAATAAATCTATAAAACAAGCTGCTGAAGACATATTAGCTGCTAAATTGTGTAGATGTATTAAAAAAGTTAAAAATGATAAAATTAATGAAAAATCTGCAATAGCATTATGTAGAGATAATATTTTTCAAAAAAGAAATATAGATTTTTATAATTTTAAATGTAAAAAACAGTATAAACTAATACATAAAAAAAATAAAACAAAACGTTATTTAAAAAAATTTAGCAAAAAAATTGGATTTAATAAGACAAAAAAATCAAAAAAAAATAAAAATAAAAAATAAAACGTCATGACAAAATTGACTGAACTAATTCTTATTGCTCAAAATGTATATTATATTAAACCTCAAACAACCGATATAGACAAATGGTCTTCTGATGAATTAGTATTTGAATCTATTCATATTGCATTAAATAGTGAAGTTCAAATTAAAGCAGGGTTACATATGTGTAATCAATTCCCTCCATTAAAACTTATATATAAAGCTATATTAAATCAATATATTAAATATTATACAAATCTTAATCAAAGCTTAATGAGTGCGAATTTATAAAATAAAATTGATTTTATTATATAAATTTATTTTATGTTAAAATACTAAAAATGAACTTTAATATATTAAATAAGCTTTTTACTTTTGTTATGAATATTTGCAATAAATACAATATAGATGAATCACATGGATTATCACACAGTATGAATGTTTTGAATTATGTTCATGATATTTATGAGGCTGAAAAATATATAAATCCTGGATTAAAAGAACATGAAAATATTATTTATGTTTCAGCAGTTTTACATGATATGTGTGATAAAAAGTATATGAATGAAGAAGAGGGTCTTCAAGAAATTAATAAGTTTTTAGATAATATTATTAAAGAAGAAGAAAAAGATATTATTTTACAAATTATTTCTACCATGTCCTATTCAACAGTAATTAAAAATGGTTTTCCTGAATTGGGTATATATCAAAAAGCATATCATTGTGTCAGAGAGGCTGATATATTAACTGCGTATGATTTTGACAGGTGTGTTATTTATGATATGTATTCTAAAGCCAGTACATTTGAACAATCATTTGAAAGAGCAGAAGAACTATTTAAAAATAGAGTATTTAAACATGCCGAAAATAATTTATTAACTACTCAATTTTCATTAGAAAATTATCCAAAACTACATTTAAATGCTATGAATCGGATAAAAACATGGAAAAATATATTAAAAAAATAAAATGAATATATAATATGCCTAAGAAAATAATAAAAAAACAACCTGTAAAACCAGATCCAATAGATTTTTTTTATAGATCTATTTATTCAGAAACAACTGTAAATAAATTTATGGAATTATATAAAAAAGTTTATAATAGGATACCATGTATAGAATGTAAAGAAAACCCAGTAGAAATAAAAAAGGATATTTTTGATATACATGAACCTAGATTTGGTATATTGCGGAAAAATTATTGTATGTCTTGTTGGTTAGAAAAAGTTACTTTGACACATGATCAAGTGCATAAAGTATAATTCTTTCTTGGTCTGTTAATTTTTGAAAAATATAACATTCATCTATTTTTATTTGGAATCTTTTATTCTGATTATTCTTACATACTACATGTATTCCTGATTCTAAAATTTTTATATCAATTATTATTCCTCCTCTAGTTAAATTTAGATTTTCAGGATTATTTAAATTAATCCATCTAATATATCTTCCATATTGTATATCACTTAAATCATCTACATATCTGTAGCCTTTTAATTTATTATGATATTCTAATAATATTTCACGAGGTAATTGAAGTTTTTGTAAATAGTCATTTTTTATTTTTTTTATTAATTTAGTATTATATTTTTGAATACCTTCATTATTTTCATTATCAATTGCTTTTAAAAAAAATTCTTTATACTCTTCGTTCATTTTATTATATATATATACTTATTTTTATATTTTGTTAATATATAATGAGTATAGAAGCAAGAGAAGTGTTGATAAGACAATTTGGTGCCAATAGTAATCAATGGGAAGGACCGATTACTTTAAAATTAAACGGGAAAGATATCAGTTGGGTGTATGACAGCACTGGACATACAGGATTACCTGAAAATCAAGGTGAAATATTAAGATGGACATATGGAGAAGGATGTAGAAAGGTAAGACTTGTTTCTAATCCATTTGGTTCAAAAGAATATAGAATTGATATATCCTTAAAAGTACCTGGAACTGCACCTGTAGACCCAAATAGAGGTTCTGAAAGAGGAAAACCATATGCGTTTGCATTCAAAACTAGGAGTGATTTTAATGAAATAAGTAGTTATCTAGAAAAAAATATAGGAGATGAGGAAAAAGCGATACACGGGTGTAATTTATCAACTATGGGTTATGGTAAAGATGGTTTTGAAAATTATAAAAGAGATTCTCTTAAGCGGGGTGGAAAAGGAAAACGAAAGAGTAAAACAAAGAGAAAAACAACAAAAAGAAAGAAAATGCAAAAGAAAAAGAAAACAAAAAAGAGAAGAAAATCCTCAAAAAGAAAATAAATGATTTATATCCCTTATATTTTTAAAATACATATATTAAAAATATAATTTCAATAATTCGATGATAACTATTGTAATATATATTACCCATTAATTTATCCCCGAAAAAGGAAAAATAAAATATCGATTTTTGGATTTCAGAATATAGAGGATGATTTATAACTATTGCCTTGATATGAAGCAACGTTTTTTTAATAAAAATTTTATTTTATTTATTTGATAATGTAGTATGTCTACTACATTATGTAGTGTAAGAATATCTACTAAAAAAAGAGTACTGTATTTGATAGTTGTAGGTATTTTACATTTTAACATTTTTTTCAAAAGTCATTTGGAATTTCAAAAAACTACACAAGGTTTTTATGTAGATTTTTGATTTTTGGAAATAGAATTGAAAAAAACGTGAAAAAAGTGGTTGAGAGCATAATGGTCTAAATTCAAAAAAAATAATTTATAATTTGTTATTGAAAAAAAATAAATATATTTATGTAAACTATTTAGGGCCTTTATGTTAGACTAATATATATGGGTAAAATGCTAATAAAAAACCCCAAAAAAACAAACAAAAAATTTTTCTGTGAATGTTGCACCTTCGAATGTAGCAACAAAAAAGATTTTAATCGTCATTTATCCACTACAAAACATCAACGGCTAATGATGGCTAATGGATGGCTAATAGAAAAAACCCCTGATCATAATTCATCACATAATCAATACATTGATAATACGTTGTTACCAAAGCTCAGTAACACAGAAAAGGGGTTTTTTACCCCACAGCATTATGAGTGTGAAAATTGTAAGAAAGTGTATGCACATTTGTCATCATTATGTAAACATAAAAAAAAATGCTTGGATAATGTAGAAGAATTAAATGAATTAATAGAAAATCAAGTGTCTACTATACCTAAAGAAAAGGAAAGTGAATTTAAAGAGTTAGTTCTTTTACTTCTTAAAGAAAACAAAGAAATACAAAAAAATTTTATAGATCTTATTCCACATATCAAGGGAAATATTACAAGTAATAGTCATAATACTACAACAAATAATAATCAATTTAATATTAATATGTTTTTAAATGAACATTGTAAAAATGCAATGAATTTGACTGATTTTATTCATTCCTTACCAATTACCAATGAAACATATGATCATACAATTGAAAATGGTTTAACAAAAACAATAACTCATATGATTACAAATGGATTAAGTAATATGGATATATTAGAAAGGCCAATACATTGTACAGACCCAGCACGTAAAACTATGTATGTAAAAGATAATGATGTATGGGAAAAAGATAATGAATTGGTGAAAGTAGTTGATTCAATAAAAATATTATCTTTAAAACAAAGAACTAATATATCAAAATGGCAAGAGGCGAATCAAGGTTGGAAAACAGATGAAGATTTACAAACTAAAATGACTAGTCTAGTATTTTATTCGATGACCGATATTGAAAATGATGAAAAAGAATGTAATAAGATAATTAGAGCAATTAGTAAAAATACCTATTTAACTAGTGAAATAAAGAATGAGTATATTAATTAATTTAGCAATTCGTTTTTTTTTCACACTAAATAATATAATGGCAAAATCATACCATAAACATAATAAACGATCTAAGCGTAAACATTCTAGAAGAAGAAGGAGAGGAGGGGTAGATTCAAATGACACTAAAACTTCATCATTCTCTATGTCTGATATGAATAAACATATAACTAATGCATATCAATCAGGTATGAAGTCTGCACAACCTCATGTAGAACAAATGAATAAGATGACATCAAATTTACATAAACAAGTTACCGATAATGGAAAGAAAGCATATAGTAGTTTTAAATATAGTAGTCCCACAAATTTTGCTATGGCTAAAAGTGGTGAATCAGCTTATTCTACAGCTTCTAAGTCAATGCAGCCTCATTATAACAAAATGAAATCTTCTATGGGATCAATGGGATCTTCAATGAGATCTTCAATGGGAACTATGGGCTTTAGTTCATTAAGTAGTAACAAACCAAATGTAACAGAATTAGAACATGCACAAAAAGCATCTTCAATGGGAGTTCCTAGTGCTTTCTCGAAAACTTCTCAAGTATCATCGCTATAAATAATTAATAATCATTATCATTAAATATTTATTAAATTAAAAACTACTTCCAAAAGAACCACCTAACATATCATTAGCAGCCATAGGTTCTTGCATCATATCCATACCAGGAGTAGCGGCTCCTACTAAAGGAGTTTCAGGTCCACCATACATATTATTGAAATTAGGACTTTGAGGAATAGAATATTCATTTGACTGGCTCTTCATGTTTGTCATTTGTGCTGCAGGTGGTGGTTGAGATACATTGATTTGTGCATTATGTTGTTGTCCAGAAATAGGTTGTGTTACTCTTACATTTACTTGTTTTTGATTTTTATCTTCTTTTTTAGTATTTGTTTGACCATCATATACATCCATTAATCTATCTATCAGTAATTGAACCTTTTCTCCTACTTTAGTTTGCATTGTTAAAATAATGAATATTGTTGGTAATATTACTGTTATTAAATTAACATCTCCATATACTACACCACTGTAAGTAGGAATATAATTAATTATTCTATGTATAAAATATAAGGCTAAAAACATAACAAAAATTTGTCCAATAACTTCAACTAGAATTACTAAACTTCCTTTATCATCATCAACTTCCGGTACATAATTCTTGATTAGTTTTAAAACCATTATAATAGGAATAATGGCTAAAATAGAATATTGTAATATATTTAATAAAGTAGCCTTTTGAGCATCGTCAAAAGGAAATACAGTTTTTATAAATCCTTCATCGTTATTATTTGCTGTATTTTTTTCAAGTCTATCCATATGTTTTATAATTAGAAATAAAATTATTTAAAACAATAATTATAAAGTTATAAATAATGTTGAAACATGTTGTTGATTTAAATAAATATAAAAATCGTGATAAAAATAATAAATATCATGAAGAGTTTCAATATATTAATTTAATTAATGATATATTAAATGATGGAACTATTGAAAAAGGTAGAAATGGTTTTACTAAATGTAGTATAGGCTCTGTTATGCATTTTTCTTTAGAAAATAATAAAATTCCAATTCTTACTACTAAAAAAACAGCTTGGAAAACTTGCTTAAAAGAATTATTATGGTTTATTAAAGGTCAAACTAGTAATAAAATTCTTAATGAACAAAAGGTCCATATTTGGGATGGAAATTCAAGTAGGGAATTTATGGAGTCTAGAGGGTTAGAAAATTATAAAGAAGGTGATTTAGGTCCTTTATATGGATATCAATGGCGATTTTTTAATGCTCCTTATGATGGATGTGATGCAGATTATATAGGAAAAGGAGTTGACCAACTTCAAGAAGTAATTAATTGTTTAAAAGATCCTGAACAAAGAACATCTAGAAGACTTGTTGTTAGTGCTTGGAATCCATGTCAAATAAATGAAGGTGTATTACCACCGTGTCATGTATTATTTCAGTTCAATGTTATTGATGGAAATAAATTAAGTTGTACTTTGTATCAAAGATCGTGTGACGAATTTTTAGGAATACCATTCAATATTGCTTCCTACAGTTTTCTAACACATTTAATAGCTAAACATTGTGATTTAGAACCTTATGAATTTATTCATTATGGAGGAAATTGTCATATATATGATGATCATTTTGATCAAATGAAAGAACAATTAATTCGACCGCCATATGACTTTCCTACATTAGAAATCATTAATAAAAGAGAATCTATAAATGATTATGTTTTAGAAGATTTTAAAATAAATAATTATCAACATCATAGTCAGATAAAAGGAGATATGAGAGCATAATAAATAGTTATATTTCTTTTAATAGATCATTAATTTGTATTGAAGTATGAATATATTTTTGAAAATAATAACTATTATCATATACACTTTTAATATGCATATTTTTTTCATTAATGTTAAAAATAGGCCTTCCTGAACCATAAAAAATATAAATTTGCTTTTGACGCCATATTTCTTGTTTTTCTTTTGGAGATAATTCTGATTTTTTACTCATATAAAAAATATGAGTTTTATTTTTAATTGGTTTAATAATTCATTTAGGAAATGCGAAAAGATTACTTATTTTTAGTATTTTAATTTATTAAATATGAGTTCTAGTTCATCATTAGCAGCAGCACGAAGAAGAAGAGCAGGTGGAGCAAATCAACCACCGGGAAGAGGTCCTATTCCTCCTACATCAGGAAGGGGTCCTCCTCCTCAACAACAAAATAATAATGTAACAGAAAGCCCATCAATTCCTCCAAATCCACTAATGATTCTACAACAACATCATGTTAAAATAAATATGTTAGATAGTTTAGTTAATAAATTAATCAGTGAAAAGGATTTTAATAGGGAAAATAATAACGTTGAAAGTATCAATAATACAAATGAAATAAATCAAACACAATTTAAATTTGATTTAAATGAGGTAACTAATATAATTATGTCTAAAATTGAAGAACAATTTGATTTTAAAGTATTTTATGATAACGATCAAAAATTAGGAAGTGAGATAGAAAATTTAAACAGAGTTGTTTTGGAACAACAAACTACACTTAATAGTTTGAATAAACTATTATATTTAATGATTTCTAATTTAAAATTAGAAGTCAATGATGAAAAAATAAATAGTGAAACAGAATCACAAGATGATGATAATAATGTAGAATTAATTGTTGGTGATAGTGATGATTTGAAAGAATCAATTGAACCTACATTTCCTAAAACAGTTAAAATTGATTTAGATGCAAATGAAAAGGAAGAATTTAAACCAATTGACGAAGATCAGGAAGATGGTGGTTCTAATTATGAAGCAGGAACAGAATTTACTGAAGATGGATTAGCTATTCCACCTGTAGATTAATTATATCATTTGTCCAATAATCATAAATATTAATCCAATAGAAATAAAAACAAATCCTAAAGAAACTCCTAATGGTATCATATATCTAAAAGGATAATCACCTTTATTTTTATGTACACTTTGACATTTAATACTTAAAATACCATAATCATGGTAATACTCTTTAAAATACTGTAGTGATAATATGAAACATATTAATGAAAACAATAATGAAGTTATAAATATATTAACTTTATTTGGTTTTTTTCCAAAAATCATAAGATCACTATTAAATGCTAGTAAAAAAAATAAAATAACGGCACTAAATATTTGAGCTACAAATGTATGACTATTTTCAAAATCATCTTCTAAATTATCTAATAAATGATCACATGAATCATTATTATATTTATTAGTAATCAATTCGAACATTTATATATTATATAAGTAAAAAGTTAAAAATTAATCTATAAAAATAAAATAATATGAAAAGTATAATATCTATTTTAATATTTTGTATTGTTTTATTTATTTATCTTCATATAAATTTTCATCTTAGAACTAGTAATGATTTAGAAGTATATGAAATTGATCAACCGTCAAAGGAAAAATTAGAAGAAATATGTGATTTAAGACAACCTGTAATTTTTGATTATTCTGTAGATGGTTTATTGAATGAATGTAATATTGATACTATTGAAAAAAATTATGGTGCATTTGATATTAAAGTACGAAATGTTAAAGAATATGATGATATAGCTGAATTATATTTACCATTAACTTTAAATACTGGGAGAGATATTTTTCGAAAGGATAATGACGAAAGATACATAAGTGAAAATAATCAAGATTTCTTAGAAGAGACAAGTTTAATAAAACATATGAGATATAATGACAATTTTTTAAGACCATTATCAGTAAGTAATTGTATATATGATATAATGTTTTCTTCAAATAATAGTAAAACAGTTTTAAAATATGAATTAAATTATAGAAATTACTTTCTTGTAACACAAGGAAGTGTAAAAATTAAATTAATACCTCCAAAATCATCAAAATACTTATATTCTATAAAAGATTATGATAATTTTGAATTTCTCTCTCCTGTCAATCCATGGGACGTTCAAAACCAATTTAAAGCTGATTTCGACAAATTAAAAACATTAGAAGTAACCTTAAATAAAGGTCAAATTATTTTTATTCCTGCTTATTGGTGGTATAGTATTTGGTTTGAAGATAATACAAGTTTAGCATCATTTAAATATAAAACATATATGAATAATATTGCTATCTCTAATCATTTATTAGTTAACATACTTCAAAACCAAAATGTAAAGAGAGAAATAGCAAAGAAAAAAAATATAAGTGAAGATTCAAATAAAAATGAAGAAAAAGAACATTCTGAAGAGAAAATATAAAGTTATTATATATATGAAATATTTTACTAGTGCTATGAATATCTTTATATTTGTAGTTATATTGTCTTTTACATTGGATAATGTATTATTTGAATGTTCTATACCATCTGTATATACATTTATCAATAATTTTATTCATCATATCATTTCTATGTATTTATGGTTCGGTTCTATTATTTTTGGAAAGTATAAATACCATCTATTATTTTTAGGTATTGTTTTAACTTTTCAATATTTTAATAAATGGAAATGTCCAATTACGTTGGAATATAATAAGCAATGTGGTTTTCATGTTTCAGAAAACCATAAAGATATAATTTATTGGATAAATAAAAATATATTCTCTCATTTTCCTTACTATACATTTTTAAAATTGTTAGTTTTATATGATATATTTAATATTTTAATGTATAATAAATAAAATTGATTATTAAAACAATTAAATATAATTTATAAGATTTATTATGACGACACAGTATAAAATACTAGTAAATGATCGACAATATGAAGATTGGAATTTATTTGATGCATTATCTCTCAATGAAATAGAAAAATTATCTATTAATCCAGTATCAAATAAATTATTTTCCAGTGATATTTTTGAAATAAATAAAGATAAGATATATATTCTTCATTCAAGTGTAAGATGTATGCCTTCTATACCAGGTATACTAGTTTTAAAGGGTAATAAAACTTATGGAAAAATGAAAGATAAATTTCTTTATAAATGTATTCCTGATGATAGACGGTTTCCTGAATTTGTTGTACCTTATAACGTTAAATTAGGATTTTCTAAAAATACTGATAATAAATACATTGTATTTAAATATAATAATTGGAATGGAAAACATCCACAAGGCACCATCGTAAGTGTGCTAGGTGATGTTGATGTACTGTGTAATTTCTATGAATACCAATTATATTGCAAAAGTTTATATGCTTCAATTCAAGAATTTAATAAAGTTGTTAGTAATAAATTAAAGAAGAAGACCGCTCCTGAATTTATTTCTTCTATGATTTCCAAATATAATCTTAAAGATAGAAGTGATGAACCAGTTTACAGTATTGATTCTAAAGAAACTACTGATTATGATGATGCTTTTAGTATTATTGATTTAGGTAATAATTCATATAAAATTAGTATATATATTTCGAATGTTCCTCTTTGGATGGAGGAATTAGACTTATGGAATTCATTTTCAGAGAGAATATCAACTATTTATTTACCTGATAGAAAACGACCCATGATGCCATTAGCATTATCAAATTGTGTATGTAGTTTATGTGAACAAGAAACTAGACTAGCGTTTGGAATAGATATTACCGTAAAAGATAATGAAATTATTGGTTATTGTTTAGATAATTCATATATAAAAGTGTATAAAAATCATGTATATGAAAGTAAAGAATTAAAACAAGATTTAAATTATAAATTAATGTTTAAAGTAGTAACTGAACTGTCAAAAGATTATAAATATTTGAAAAAAATAAATGATAGTCATGATATGGTAGCATATTTAATGATATTAATGAACTATTATACATCACGAGATATGGTAAAGTATAATAATGGAATTTATAGGTCGGTATCTTTTAATAAAGATTATAAAATGGATGATACATTACCTGATAATGTAAACAATTTCTTAAAGATTTGGAATAGTTCTTGTGGTCAATATGATTTATATGATGAAAGAAAATGTCATGAAATGTTAGACTTAGAATCTTATATACATTGTACTTCTCCTATTAGAAGATTAGTGGATTTATTAAATATGGCAAAATTACAAAAAAATATGAAAATGGTTAATTATGGTGAAAACTTTGTTCTATTTTATGATAAATGGACTAGTAGATTGGAATATATTAATACTACCATGAGAGCAATTCGTAAAATTCAAACTGACTGTAGCTTACTTCATTTATGTTCAACAGATTCAGAAGTATTGGAAAGAGAATATGATGGTTATGTATTTGACAAAATTATTAGAAATGATGGATTATTTCAATATATAGTATATCTTGAAAATTTGAAATCGGTTTCACGAATCACCTCTAGATTTGATTTGAATAACTTTGAAAAATACAAATTTAGAGTGTTTGTTTTTCATGAAGAAGCAACATTGAAAAAAAAAATAAGATTACATATAATTTTATAAATATATAATTAATATTATTTATAAAATTTATTATTAATTTATACATATAGAGATTGATTTGTAGCGATAAATTTAAGAGTTAATTCAGGAATTTCTTGAAGTTTATGAAGTAGTTCAATATTTCCCAAATATTCTGCAACATTTTTTAATTCATTTGCCATATTATTAATTTTTAGAATTGCTTTAATAAATTCTCCTGTAAATATTTCATATTCATTTTCACAACATTGTAAAACAAATTTACATGTTCCTTCATCATGCGAGTTACACCAATCATGGATAGGAATTACTAATTCATATGATATATCTAAATTCTCTATATTATTATTTAATCTAGATTCTTCTATTATATATTCATCATATACGCATTTTAATGTAACGACTGAATCGATCAGTTCACTATGAGTTAATAGATTATTAGCACTATTTATCTTAAGTTCATCTTTAACTCTAATATTACTAAAACAACTTAATAATGCTGCTATATCTATGGCTGATAAATTTTGTAAATAATTATTTTTAAAGAAATAATCAATAAAAGCAAGACAATGGGTTTCTTGAATGAATGTAGCACATGCTCCTTTTTCAGATATATTGTAATTGTTATCCAAAAAGTTCATATTCTTTAAAAATAAGGTTTTTTCATTGTAACTAAAAGTAAAATGTTCTTTTAAATTTTTAATATATTCTTCTTGTTGAAGAATTTCATTTTCTAATTTTATTAATGAATTATACTGTTCTAATTCGTTTTTAAAGTGTTTGTTACCATTTTCAATTTGTTCTAATGTTTTTTGAATTTGTTTTCTTATTTTTTGTTTACTATTTTTAATATCTTCTGTAAGTTTATAATATTGTTCATATTTCTCTTTATTATTTATAATTGGTTTATAAAGAGGATTTTCAATTTTTTTATTATATTCTTGTGCCAAATCTAATAATTTATTTTCTTGAATAGAAATTTCGGTATTAATCTCTCCGTGACACATACTCTTTGATGCGAAATCTAATGTATTATTATTAAATTGATGGAAATTTAATATTAAGTTATAAGAAATTTGAAATTTAGATTGTAGAGTTTGAGGTTTTCCATTAAGCAAATTTTTATAATCAAATGTATAAGGTAACGAAAACATATTATTTAAATGAATAACGTGTCCAATTGTATCTAATCCTCTTCTTCCAGCTCTTCCAGCCATTTGGGTGTATTCATGAGGATATAATAATCTCATATTTGAACCATTAAATTTATCAAATCCAGTAAATATAACTGTTTTTGTTGGCATGTTAATTCCTACAGCAAATGTCTCAGTAGCAAATAATAATTTAATATAACCTTTGGCAAATAATAATTCAATCATTTCTCTGAAAACAGGCATTACACCTGAATGATGAATAGCGATTCCTTTCTCTAGTAATTTAATGATAAAATCAAATTCAGGTAAATTAGTATATTCTTTATGATTTGGAAGTTTCCGTAGAATTTGTTTACATTCATTTCTAATAGTAGAGGGAATTGTCGATTCTTCGTCAAATAAAGATACATTAATACATTGTGCAAATTTTTCAACACCCTTTCTCGAAAACACAAAACAAATAGCAGGCAACATATTATTATTATTTAAATATTTTGTAATTTCATTTAATACAAAAGAAGGCTTCGTGTATAAATTGTTTTTTCTAATATATTCCAATAGTTTTCTTACTTTTTCGTAATTATCTTCATAGAAATGCTTTTTATTATCTTTAATTTCTATTGGTCTATGTAAGAATTGATTAATAAATTTAATAAATTCTTTATCTTTTATATTTTTTAAAATACCTTGAGGTAGTGTAGTGTATAAATAATGTTTTAAAGGAACAACTCTGTGATTAGTTGGTGCTAAATATACTATTTTTTTATTAATATCGTCAGATTTTACTTCTTCAATCCATTTTGCAAATAGATCTGGTTTATCAATAGTAGCAGAAAGCATAACTAGTTGAATATGATTAGGTAAAAGCATAATAGTTTCTTCCCAAACTTTACCTCTATCAGCATCATTAATATAATGAACTTCGTCAAAAACAACTGCTCCAAGTTCATCTTGGAAATCCATTTCGAATTGTAAAGGGACATTTTGATTATTAATTTGTTTTTGGAGAAGAGTATTTCTTAAAATTTCAGTAGTCATGATTAAAACATCAGCTTCAGGATTAAATTTAATATCTCCTGTTAAAATACCAAAACTAATGTTGGGAAACTTTTCAGAAAATTCATGAAATTTTTGGTTTGATAATGCTTTAATTGGAGATGTATATATCACTTTTTTTCCTTTTCCTACTAAATATTCAATTGCAAATTCAGCTGGCAATGTTTTACCACTTCCAGTATGAGCAGTAATTAATATATGATTGCCTTCAACAATAGATTGTATTGCATATTTTTGAAAATCACTTAATTCAAAAGGAAATAGATCAAAATATTGTTGGGATAATTCATTTGTAGGATATGTATCTTTGCAAAGAATAACCATAGTCAATTATATAATATTATATAATGCCTTTAATAGGATTCAATTTTATTTTTTTGTAAAAATATTATTCTATTATTATTATAATGCAATTAATTAATGACTATAAATTAGTAGCTAAAATAGGTAAGGGATCTTATGGTGAAGTATGGAAAGCATCACATATAAACAAGAAAAAAAATGTAGCTATAAAAATAGAAAAAAAAAGTTCAAAAAATATATTAAAATATGAGACATTGATACTACGTTATTTAAAAGATTTAAATTGTGTAGTGAATAGTAAATATTATGGAGAGACTGAGAGTTTTAATTTTTTAGTAATGGAAATGTTAAATAAGCAAGTGGATGAATATTATAATGATTTAATTTTAAAAAATAAGGATAAGATTAATTTGATTAAAAAAATAGGTTTGCAAATGTTACATTGTATAGAGAATATTCATATTCTAGGAATAATTCATCGAGATATTAAACCAGGAAATTTTTTAATAGATGATAGTGTTGATAAATTAAAATTAATAGATTTTGGACTATCAAAGCAATATATTGATAGTAATGGAATTCACAAAAAAAATAAAACACATGAAAATATAATTGGTACATTAAGATATATTAGTGTAAATATACACGCAGGGTATGAACCATCTAGAAGAGATGATTTAATATCTATGATTTATATTTTATTATATCTATTTTTAGGAAAGTTGCCTTGGCAAGGTATAATAGCAAGTTCATTGAGAGAAAAGGAAATAAAAATTAATAATAAAAAAATAGAATTTTCAAAGGAAATAAAATTAAATAAAAATATTCCAGAAAAGTTTATAGAAGTATATAATTATGTACATTCATTATCGTATGATGAAACACCTAGTTATGACTTTATTTCATTTCTTTTTAAAACAATAAAAGAAATAACTTAAAGCTAAAATAATGATTGTTAATATAATGAGTACCGATAATACATCTGCTACATCTCTTATGCTTTACACTGGTCGTGTTAAATGGTTTAATAACAAAGCTGGTTATGGTTTTATTACAGTAGTTTCTACTCCTTCTGATAGTTCTATTGAAAAGAATAGTGATGTATTTGCACATCATAGTTCCATTCAAGTAAGTGAGGAGCAATATAGATATCTTGTTCAAGGGGAGTATGTTCAATTTAATCTAAGTACTGTTGAGGAAAGTGAACACAAGTACCAAGCAAATACAATTTCAGGAATTTCAGGAGGTCAACTTCTTTGTGAGACTAGAAACGAGATTCGTGCTAATGCACCTCGTCGTCAACCTCCTAGAACACCTAGAGACGGTCCTGATCGTCGACCTCAGTATCGTGGAACAGGGCCTCGTGGTGGTGATGGTGGTGATGGTGAAGAGTGGGTTCTTACTAAAAGAAGCTCAACCACACGTCGCCCACAGATGAAAGACAATCAGACAAACTCTCGTTAAATAAATAAATATACATTATAATTAATTATTAAATAAGGCATATTTTTTAAAATACTTAAAACTATTTTAAAAAATTAATTTAAAGATACTACATATATGTAATATATATAATGAGTGTTACAGAACAAGAAGCAATTCCAGAAGTAGTTGAAGATTCTCAAATTGATAATCAATTCACTTCTATTTTATCAACATTATCCCAATTTAAGGTACAAATTACTGCACTGTCAAACCAACTAAAGGGTTTAGAAAAAACAGTTAAAAAGGAAATTAAACAACACAAAAAAGAGGTAACAAAGAAGATGTCTAAAGGAAATAGGAAGCCTTCAGGATTTGCTGCTGCTTCACCAATTTCTAATGATTTATGTGATTTTATGGGTAAAGATCATGGTAGTGAAATTGCACGCACAGAAGTTACAAAATTTATTTGTTCCTATATTAGAGAAAATTCTCTTACCACAACTGAAAATAATAGAGTAATTAAACCAGATGATAAGCTACATGTATTATTAGGTACAGATGACTCTACACAAGTTACTTATTTTAATATTCAACGCTATATGAATAGACATTTTATTAGCAAAAAATCAATTACAGAAACAAAATAAGTTAAAAAGAAATGTATTTATCTATATAAATGTCTCTTATAGATTTTTATATAGATACTAATAAAGTATGTATTTTTAGCAAAACAACTTGCAAATTTTGTAATAAAGCAAAACAATTACTTGACAGTTGTAATATAAAACCTTTAGTTTATGAAATGGATATCATGGAAGAAGGTTCAATTTTACATAAGAATTTAATTTCAAAAACTAATTACAATACAGTTCCAAATATTTTTATTAATGGAACACATATAGGGGGATATAGTGAATTAGAACAATTATTTAAATCTGGTAAATTATCTATTATGACAGAAAAATTTACATATACGTGTTGTTTTTGTGGAAAAGATTCAAAAACAAAAGAATTAGAAGCATGTAATTGTTTCCAAAAATATACTGACGATTGGGGAATACCTTATTAATGTTTTCTTCTAGATTTATTTCTTTTACCACTTTTCTTTTTTGATTTACTTTTCTTATTTGATTTTCTTTTCTTATTTGATTTTCTTTTCTTATTTGATTTTCTTCTTCCTCCAGATTTAACCAAGTTATTACAGTATTCTGCAGTAGGGTTTTGTATTGCTGTATCGCTCATATTAGGGACATTATGAGCTTCTAACCATTTAATCAACAATGGAATTTCTCTTTTATCATCCATACTTACAGCAAAAGGACCTCCACCTTCTACTTGAAAATCAAATCTTCCTATAACATTAGAATCTGGATATATATAAGCTTGTTTTTTTCTACATTCAAATATAGCTTGATCAGTTATATAGGATTTAATATCCCTTTTCATTTTATAATCACCGTTATCAAATATTAATATTATTTTTTTCTTACCAGATTCATCAGTAACTTCTTTAATTTGTTGCTTTAAAAGACTATAACTATATGACTTTACTCCAGGTTTTCGAATTTTTGCTAAAAAAGTAAATTCTGGATCTTGTGGATTAAATGAATTGTGTTTTAAGTATATACCTTGATTTTCGCTTGGCGATGATGATACATTTGCGTTTGTTGTTGCTGCTCTTCTGTTTGCTGCTAGTACTGCTGCTGCCATTTATATATAATAAACAATATTAAAATAATAATATTATATTAATAAAATGGAAGTAGTTAGAACACATACATATTGGTTGACAATTAAAGAATATAAAAAGTGGTCAAATAATAAATCTGAAAATATTATTTTAAATAATGATAAAACTAAAACTAGAACGCATATTTATTTTGAATAAAATTGATTTAAAATATTTAATTAATTTAAATCAATATAATACTATAATGAAGACAGAAGAGTTTAACGATACAACTATACTTATTGGACAAAATGCCAAGGAAAATTGGGATATCATTAATTTTGATTGCGATCATATATGGCTACATTTAAATTCATTTCCATCTTGTCATGTTATTATTAAGGATAATAATCCAGATGAAGATGTATTAGTTTATGCAGCTTCTTTATGTAAAAATAATACTAAATATAAGAATTTAAAAAACTTGAAAATATGTTATACTAAATGTAATAATTTAAAAAAAGGACCTGATGTAGGCAGTATAATTTACAAAAGTAAACGAAAGGTAAATACAATAGTTATTTAATATTTGTAATAAAAAATCCGATATTTGTCAAAAATAAGGAAAGACTTAAAAATACTATTATTTTTGCGGGGTCTGTTATTTTATAACTTATCTGGTAAATACACGTTAAAAAAGCCATAAATGCGAATAAGCCACTAAACAAATGAATTAATTTGTTATTTGATAACATTATAATATAATATAATATATATTAATTTTATTTTTTTTGTTTTCTTCTTAATCGTTTTAATCGTCTTTGTCTTTTTTTCTTCCACTTATCTCTCATTATTATTTATTTATAAATAAAATTGAAATACTTTTACATTATTTTTTTAAATACATTATTTCTCTCAACATGGAAGACATTGATCTATTTATTAAACGACTTCAAGAAGAACAAGAAGTTAAAGATTTCTTAGAAAGAAATATTTATCCAAAATCTCTTTCTAAATATAGTGCTAATCCTTATAAAATTGAAAAATTTCCTGAATTAAAAGAATCCAAAGCATTACGATATAACATTGATAGTATTGATACTATTGATACAACTCTTCAGAATACGTTTAAAAAATTAAACCTCGTTGAAAATGAAATTAAAATATTAATACAGAGAGAAAATATAGAAAATATAGAAAATTGTTGTCCTATTTGTTTAGAACAATTTAAACCTACTAGTTATTTCATGCCTGATTGTGGACATAAAATTTGTTTGCATTGTTTTACACGAAATATGATAAATAATAAATCTACAGGAGGGTTTTGTTGTCTTTGTAGAGAGAAAATAATTCCAAATGTTTAAATCCATTTCTAGTAATTTAAATTTGTATTTTTTATTGTATAATTAATATATATATGCCAAGATCTAAATCTATGCGTAGAAAAAAAGGTGGTGATGGATATGAAACACCTGTTAAAAAAAATGCTCAACAAAAACATATGGATGAGAAAAGGATAATGGATAAAGAAAAGAGAGAAAAGAATAAAAAAGCTATAGCTGAAATGCAAAGACAGGGAAAATATTTAGAACCTGAATATGAAGGTCCTCGAAGCGATTTTGTTGCTCCTGATGGAAGTGTTATTACACCTAGAACCCGTTACGAAATGGTTAAATCAGGAAATACAGTATATACTGATGTCTCAAAAATGCAAAGAGATATGTTTTCTGATCCAATGGAATTTGAAACTGGAGAAGCTATTGAATCTGGTAATGTTGAAGAAGATCCAAAAGATCCTATTTATGGATATGGGCCGGCTACTTTTGGTGGAAAAAGGAAATCTAAAAAATCTAAAAAATCTAAAAAATCTAAAAAATCTAAAAAATTTAAAAAATTTAAGAAATCTAAAAAATCTAAGAAATCTAAAAGAAAAATGTAATTAATATATATATGCTTCAATCAAGAAATAAAGAAGGGAATAATATATTTGCTCCAAGAATAGATAATATAATGTCTCGAGGGAGTGAGACGAAGTCTGCAAAAAGAGTTTCTGATTTTGTACCATCTTCTATGTTAGGTTGGAAAGGACGAATTGCAAAACGTATTGCACCACAATATCTAGATGACAGAATACGTGATGAAATGGGACCTGGTATTGCAACAGTAGCAGATGGAGTAATACAATATAATAATGCAAAAGAAGCTTCAGCCGCGAATACACGTAATTATTTCAAAGAAAATTCTAGAAATTTGAACAGAAGTTTAGATACTGTCATAGCACGACAATCTCAAGGATATGTATATGGAGGAAAGAGAAAGATTAAAAAATCTAAGAAATCTAAGAAATCTAAGAAATCTAAGAAATCTAAGAAATCTAAGAAATCTAAAAGAAAAATGTAATTATACTATATAATATGATATTTGGAAATAGAATTCCTTATGAATATTTTGCTACTAGTGGAAAAGGAGAATCTGAGGCAGGTTCTGAAGGTTTAAAATATGAAACAGGATCATATGATGCAGCTTTAACTGATGCTGGAATTGAAGATTGTAATATAATCGAATATACAAGTGTTATTCCTACGCATGCGAAAAAAATATCCAAAGAAATCGGTTTAAAACGTATTAATTGGGGAGAAGCAATGGAATGTATAAAAGCACAAGCAAACGGAGATAAAGGGGAATTTATTAGCACTGCTGTGTTAACTACAGATGTTTATGATAGTAATAACAAATATCTAGGAGGATTTGCATTAGAATACTCAGGACATGGTACTAAACAAGACGCATTAGCTAGTTTATCTACATCATTAAAAGGATTAATTGAGAGAAGAGGTTATGGTAAAATAAATAATTCGGTTGAGATTTTTAAAAATAATGCTACATCAAAAGGTTATAAAATACATCCTGGTAAAATATTTATATACGATTCATTAAAAGTAACAAAACAGCATGGAACTGTATTTTGTGCATTATGTTGGGTATCACATAGATATCCTGGTGTCAAAAAAAATAAAACAAGGAAAAATAAAAAAAAAGGAATATAGATATAGATATTTTAAGCAATTATTATTTAAAATATTTATACAAAAAAAAGCTCATTTAGTATTAACCAGGACACACCACGAGGAGGCGAGCTATATTATGTCCCATTGCCCGTCGGCAACCCAGGAAATAGTTTCTTATGACCCCCGTAATTTAAACAGACATCCGTCATAATAGACTATTCCAACAATCCCGTAAGTGAATTGTTACGCTAGGTTTTTTTAAGCGCTATTCAGGGTGAGTTTTTCCATCTTTGACTCGGTTTTCGTGATGTCTCTTAAGGTTTACCACACTACTTCCCTTCCCCATGTCACAAAATAGTCTGAAATCATATTTAAAGGCCTTTAAATACACCATACTATTTGAACTCCTAGGCAACCGCCACGGGTGTCAATTCACCTCCGCCTAGGATTGTAGGATGTCAGGCTTCTGCTTTATAAGTGGTTCCACCCACCGTAGGCTTCATCACCCATCCTTCCATTCCCTCCTATTAGTTGTAATAAGGTCTCAAAGCCTAATTGATATAGTCAACTACCAAGTACTAATAAAAGCCTAATTGATATAGTTGACTACCAAGTACTAAATAAGCCTTATTTATATACAATTAATAGTAGTCGGAGAACAGTTTAACCACTTAACTCCGATTGGTGGTGTGTTGTTGCGAGTACACTTAATTACATGCGGCCTCATAGTCCAACAACTATGGAAGTTGTTGCGAGTACACTTTATTACATGCGGCCTCATAGTCCAACAACTATGGAGAACAGTTTAACCACTTAACTCCGATTGGTGGTGAATTCATCCTATCCAGCAAGATAAACTTCAATTTTTTTTTGTCTATATGTAATTTCGTGTTTTTTTCAAAAAAAAACAATGAACATAAAACTAGCGTCCTAATTTTATGTTCAAAGGACTTCTTTTAATAATTATTTCAAATAGAGAAGTCTTAACTACCCACTAGCACCAAAATATAAGCGCTCTAATCTATATTAATTCAATCCTGATTAGGCCATCACAGAATCAAAGTCTTCCAGAAAAGTTAACTATATTTTTCCACTATACTAACGGTCTTAGTTTTTTACAACCAAGACATACTATATATTTAAATAAAGTATTTTATAGAGTGAATTTTACTTTCTCAGATCTTCTTCCCGTCGGTTGAATTTCATTGATCATATTATAAACCCTTTGTAACGCTGTATAGTGTCTTACTTTACAACCGCATATATTACGGCTTTTCCACCAAGTAAGTAGTGACTAATTCCTCTATCACCCAATCTTTTCACTACCGAGTCACCGCGACTCCCCTTGCGGAAGTGGTTCTCTTTGTCATAGCATAAAGATACTGGAATAGTTCTGGGCCATGAGCTCTCCGGCCCCACGTATCTAATTAAAGATAACCTTGGTATGGGAAGGCTACATAAGTATGCACCACCGGTTAAGGTTTTACATACTCCCTGCTTGGATTTTTAAGCAGGATTCATGGGACAGTTTAATGACCTATCCAGGTCATTTTTATCATGTAATTATTATTTATTTTGAATTAAAAGTTTAGACCGACGACAATTAGCATCTTGCTGTGCTAAAAGGGAATAGTTCATTTAGTATTAACCAGGACACACCACGAGGAGGCGAACTATATTTATGTCCCATGTGTATCTAATGGGGATCGAACCCATCACCTTCGGCTCATAAGACCGATGCTCTAACCAAATGAGCTATAGATACAATTTTATTTTAGTATCTAGGTCTAGTCTCTATACATGTTCTTCTACACAATGGACATAAAGATGTTCCTCTCTGATCTATTTGTGATTGCATTGCTGTGAAGAAGCAAGGAGAACAGAAAGAGTGTCCACATGTAGTAGTGCATGTTTTTTGCCCCTTAATACTTTCTAAGCAAATAGGACACTGATCTTGTTCTGCTTCCTCTTCTTCTTTTTTCATATACTTTTTTTCATCAAGTCGTATTTCTACAAAAGTATTAATAAATTTCTTCATTATTCGTACATATAAGTTTTCTAATTGTATTTTGGTATGTTTACCAATCGGTTTTGTAGGAGTTTCACTTCTAGCATCTATTGTATACAATTTATTATTGTGTGGAGAGTAGTAGCTATATATAAGAAGCATTGTTGTAACAATATATTTTAGTGCGTTTTTTTCGCATTTAGGGACTTCACAAACACTTCTAATAACCCAATCCTGATCTTGATTATCAAGTCCCACATGATCTTCAATAAACTGTCGTAAATTTCCTACAAGTCTATCATATAAATTTCTTTGAAAGCACTTACCTGTTTTGTGTTTTGCTGCGTGACATATCGAACAATTTTTTAATGATTTACTCATCTTGTATTTTTAGTGATGCGTACTCTAAATTCTAAGTAATGAACTTCAATTTTTTTAATTGTGGTGTTTTATTTAAATACTTCGCTCCTATCCGTCGTAGGGGGGCGGAACCCCCAACAAAAAAAAAGTTGAAGTGTATAATGGTGATTGGTGGTAAGTATAAAGTTATAATAAAGATGTCATCAGTAAGATTAAACGAGTTGTTGTATAAGGAGATGGTAGGAAGTGTGTTGTGTAGGCTGA